TCATCTATCTCTGCCTCAGGCACAACACACACCACCGCATCATGCACTGTTAAGGCAGGTCGATACTTCTCATGGATCTTTAACATCTGCTCACCCACAATAATCCTAGCTAATGCCTGTACCACGTTTTCCACGACTGACCCACCCCATATAGAGACAAAGCCTCGACGTGACTTGTAGATGTATTTGGATTTAGCTTCTGATGTATCCCAAGTAAGACCCGGATATTGTATGTATAATCCGTTAGGTAGTTTGATACCACGTTCTGATACAAGTAAGGCTTCGTGATTACCTAAATAGTAAGGTTTCATATTATCTTTCCACGCTGACATATTGCGTAGGGCTTCATCTGATTCACGCCATAGATCAATGACTTTATTATTAACATCACGATAAACTCGAACCAATCTTTGACATTCATCATCACTCAATACCGCTCCAGGAGGGCTTGTCTTTAATGTATGTTGTAGTTTACTCCACCCTGTGCCATACCCTAACCCTAGTGTGCAAGTCTTACCTACAAATCGTTCTGTCGCGTCTTTCTTTGTGATCGGTCTATCATATACTTTACTTGCAAACTCTGAATAAACATCACGACCTTCTTCATACCACTTAACCACATCGTTTTGTCCCGCAAGCCACACTAAAACACGGGCTTCGATTTGTGATGAGTCACAGTTAATTACTCGGTATCCTTCAGGTGCTACGACTGCGTTCTTGAGTGCTTTCTTTTTCTTGTCACGACTAGGTAGGTTTTGGAAGTTGACCTTATCTGACCCCGCCCATCGCCCTGTATGAGCTCCATAATATTTGAGTGGGATAGGTAGCATACCCTTGTTACGTTTACCAATACCGATGAACCTTTCAATACGAGACTCTTCTATCGTGGACTTAGTGCCTAGCCTCACACTACAAAGTTCTTGAATAAATGAATCCTCGTGTTCTGTCAAAGCGATAAAGCCCTCGTCGTTTTTAGCGAGGGCAAAGGTAGGGTTTCCCGTTGCGGGACTTGTCTTCATAGGGACTATAACACCAAGCTCTTGGAGTATCTCTGCAAATTGTTTATTAGAGGCTAACTTAGCTCTGACTTCTTCTTCGGTCTGACATTGTAGCTTACTCATTAAACCTTGTAGAAGATGTTGCTTCTCTGCTTGGACTTCACTTAATCTTTCTAGTAAGAGTGCATCGTCCACTTGAAGCACAGGCTCGGTATACATACGGAGGGTTAGATCAATCAGTTTTAATTCGTTTGTAGGGAAGTCTTTAGATAACACGTTCCACAATTTATAAGTAAGTTCAACGTCGTTAATACAATACTCACCATATCGACGAAGATCATCTATACCAAAGTCTTCTAACCTTTTACCTTTAGCATCGACAACCTCTGTCCCTTTAGCACCAAGTTCATAGCGTTCGACTAAGGCAGCGAGACTACCACCCGCATCAACACCATGTATAGCCCGTGCCATAGAAAGCGTATCCAAGTAGATATGAGGAATGATATTAAAAGTGAATGAAAGAATACCTCCGTCAAACTGCGTGTTGTGACATAAGAGGATAGTTTCCTTCCAATTGATTTGATCGAGCTCTTGTTTAATAGCATGGTGTGTTCCTGTAACCCAACGTGTAACCCCATCATCAATTTTAATAGCTACTCCTATGACTTGGAAGCGTGGGTCTTTAATATATTCTTCTGTAGTTAAACCTGATAAACTAAAACCTACATCATAGTAGGTTTCAAAATCTAGTGTGACTAGTTGCATATATGCTTTCTTTTTATATGACCGCTAATAATAGCAGAATACCCGTTACTACCGCAATCATTATTTTACTATTACGATCCTCGTTCTTTTCAAATTCATCTTGTAAATATGGTGCGCCCCATGCTTCTCTTGCTGAACGAGGTGTAGGTTTATCGACAGTATCGGGTTGAAAAAATCTCCAACCTTTTTTTGCGTTCTTTGCAAATATTTTACGTTGCCATGCTTCAAATTCTTGAATCGCTTGTCTTGCACTTGGGTCAAAATTATTTAATTTTGCGTCTAACACAATTTTTCTCCTTTTATTTTGCGTATTTTTCAAATTCATTTCGGCATTCAATGGAACACCAACGTCTGTCATCTTTAACCGACTCTTCACACCATATACACTTCCCTGTTTGATTAGAAGGTTTTTTGATTTTATCATGAGCGTTCCTTATTCCTACATTTATAGCATGTTGAACCAAATCATTAGCAACATCAATATCATCACTCATACGTTGTATTTTATACCCGTTCTTTTTGCGTTGTTTTCTGATGCGTAGCTAAAATATTTATTCCAATTACTATTAGACCCTTTTGGTAAGGGTGCAGGTAATTTAATCTTACCTTCTTTAGCTAACTTTCTTACCCTTTCAGCACTGCCTGTAGCGTGTAATATAATTTGATTGCGTGTTGCATTTGGGTATTTTTGCATGTAAGCATTAACTAACTCGATCAATTGCTCATCTGTTTTTACTTTATAATTTGCTACCATTTAATATATTGCCTCTCCTACTAGATTAAAAAGTTCTTGTTGAATTTGTGTTTGTGTTTGTATAGGTTCTTTTTCTAGTCTTATTACTTTAACACTTGGGTTGTTATCTGTAAACCACTTAGCCTCCTTGACAGACCAACGATGTTTGCGTATGACTTCACCCTCATCATCTACGACTGCGTAACTAAATGGAATCATGGCACTAAAGTCTTTTGTTCAAAGCATTCAAGATGTGACTTCACATAGAAGTTCGGTTTAATCTCTTCATAGAGTTCACCTTGCACACACTTAAGATTCATTTTATATTTTGTTTGGGTTTGGTTATATTTCATAATGCCCCATGTAATACAACACCCTACAATTAAACCTACTAATATAAACCCTGTGCCATCATACTTCTTATCCATCATAGTCTCCTATTTAAATGGTTTACCTGTTATCCAACCTACTAATGAATGCCTCGTTCCTTTAGTCACGGGAGTGACCGCGTGTAACACACATGAAGGGAATAATATAATTGAGCCTTGTTCTTTAGTCATAATAGCGGGCTCATCTGCCAAGTGCAATTCTATGTTTCCACCTTCATATTCTTTAGGGTTTGTAAGTTGCACACTGATAGATAGTTTTCTTATTGGCCCATTAAATATATTATCAACGTGTTTACCATAGTGACCACTTGGTGCATTGTATTCTGTAAATTGCAATCCTTCTTGGAAACCAAAAATGTCGAACATATAGTTATCTTGATTTAATTTAATGACGACTGCCGTAAGTCTTTCGTATATCCAATCAACATCTTTTGAAGGATTAATCCATGACACTCTACTATTTCGTATAGCTTTATTATTTGTATTATTTTCAGTTCCTATGCCAGCATCATATTCTCTAAATAGCTTTGCATATTTAATAATCCATTCGCATTCTTCTTTATTAAACGCATTATCCCAATTAGCCCAACCGCATATAGTATCCTTGTAAAAAGACCATGCGGGACTAGGTTGATATATTTTATCCTTCATAGTCCGCTATAAGCTTCCATCATTTTAGCCGTTGATTCTTTATAGCTCTTGACCCCTGTAATCTTTTCTGCTTTTGATTCATCTTTAAATAAGGGAGTGATCGTAATGTAATGTTTTTTTGTAGGTAAATCTCTAATCCATGAAAGTTCTTTAGGACGGAATTGAGTAATTGATGACCATATGAGATCACCTCGACTATTAAATTCTTCTATCGCCCACGCGTATGGTTGTTGTTCCATTTTAAGTCCCTAGTAAAAAACATGGTTGTTTATTATAACACGGGGTTTCATACCCCACTGATTATTTAATGCTATATGATGAAAATTTGTAGCACCTTTAGAATAATCTTTTGCTTTTAAATGCAATATCTGATAAGCAATTTTATAATATGATGTCCCCATGAGAGCCTGTGGCTCGGGTGGTTTTAATTTACCATACCAAGAAAACTGATATGGCTTTTTCATTTCACTACAAATATTCTGTGGTTTAAAATCAGCACGACGATATAAGACATAGCCTACCGCGATCTGTCCTGGTATGCCCTCGCCTCTTGCTTCCATGAATATAGTTGTAGCTAAACACGCTAATGCTTGATCTAGCATAGTGACCTCCTTGTTTAAGGGATTAGATTAGGATTGGTTTTCTTCCAAATGAGAGATTAGGTGATTAAGATACCAACGTGCTTTGCGTAGATCTTCTAATCCGTTTTTGTTATTCCATCGCCACATATATTTAAGTATGTTGCCTGTGTCTGTGGCTTCAATACCGCGTAGATGTTTTGTTGCTTCTGCGATAGCGTCGATGCACTCAATTGAACCTTGAGTGTAGTGTGATGGGTGGTTAATATTATCTCCCGCACCCGTATGTTTTACTGCCTTACTTCCTGTGTAACTATTCAAAATCTTCTTTAACCTAGTCATTCGATCTCCTTTACTAGAGTCAATAGTGACTCTATATTACCCTCATTTACCATGATTGCCAAGCCTCCACAAGCATTTATCTGTTTCATGTTGCTAATTTGCAACAAGGTAAGTTTACCCTCACCCGCCTTACATTCGATGCCTATGAATTTTCCTTTGTAGCAAGCGATGATGTCGGGCACACCACTCCGCCCATAACCCGCAGTCATAGGTGAGAAATGATATGCTCCGATGTCATCTAATATTTTTTTAACTTTCTTTTTTACTTTGCCTTCGGGTGTCATACGTTTGGAATCACATTAAGTTCTGATTGGCTTGATGTCCATAATGTCCCCGCATCGTTGCCCTCGTCATCTGTCATTGGTATTATCCAATGTCCATCTTCAAACTCGATCACCACATTAGAGCGTGTCCAACCAAGATCAATGACCTCGTTGTCTGTTAAATACCTCACCCTCCGAATAGTTTTACCTACTAAAAAATTACTTGCGAGATTACCCCAATGTTCACGAAGTTCTGCACTCGTCATTGGTCTATTTTGATCTGTCATCTTGATTATCCTTTTCTTTTAATTTGTTTGAGTATGCACTTATCTTCATACCCCATATGACTGCATCGAAGATATTACTTTGTTCAAATATATCTTTTTCTTTTATTTGTTGTTGGATTGGTTCAAGTTCTTTAGTCTTCACATCGTCCTCCTACACACGCACGTCCGATGATCTCGTTTTCTAAATCATTATATGCGTCAGCTTGAACGAGGTGATCTGTGTATTTCTTTTGTCGATCATATAAACTATGTTCAACCTCGAGCACCGATGTATTCACAATAAAACCTTTTTCTCTTAATGGTTCTGACAAAATAGTAGCGACGTGATCACTAGGTTCAACACCCCATTTAATCACCTCTGCGTGTTTTGCTTCGTCCATTGATATTTCCATAACTACACTAAACTTTTTCATAACAACTCCTATCTAATTATCATAACAAGCAATAAAAATAAATTAATACCAAGTGAAACAACGGCACAAAATCTTAAACGTCTGTAATGCTCTTTATTAATAGGTGTGTATTCACTCATGTAGATTTCTCTTTCATAGTCTTTATATATCGGTTTTATTTTCATTCTTTTTCTCCTCAAAGTTTTTTAATGATTGTATATACTGATTTGTTGCAAAGTTAATACCTCTTACTACTCCAAGTCTCATCGCGTCATAAAACATTCGTGCATTCCATTCTGACCTTGTAGCTTGATGCACTTCGACCCATTGATAATACTCGGCTACTGCTACTTCAATTAAATCTTCTTCAAACTTCCGTTTCTTTTCTTCGGGTGTCATTGATATATCCTTCCTACTCCGTTTAAAATGCTCTGTAAATCTTTTGCTTCAAAATCGTTCTTGTTATATGAGAATGGTGATTTTCTACCATTACTATGTTTAACGTAGCCTGTCACTATTACTTGCTCGACTATAATTTGTTTTTGTTTCTTTTCATTAGTCACCATAGGGTTCTCCATATTTCTGTGCTTGGTTTTGTAGTATATCACAATTTGCTTCGTATTCTATATCGTCTATGAACGCGTCTAATTGTGGTATATCTTTTGGAGCGTCGACTACTTCTCGATAGCCATCTTCCCATTCAATTTCAATCCAATACTTTTTAATACGAACATGATCGAACCTCGTTGGCTCGGGCGGGTCTATATCTCTTTCAATATCACTCATCTGACTTCCTCCTCGATGTGATCTTTATAAAATTGTTCTACCACTTCATTAGGCATATTATTCCAACCTTTCCAACCATCTCTTATAATATACTCCATGTCTTGACGACCCGCGCCGTCTTGCAACCAATCCGTTTCATATTTAATACACGCTTCTCTTTTCTGTTCAATGGTTATCATTTAATGCCCTCGCTTTCGCTTCTTCTCTATTCTTCATAACTCGTGCTTGATGTTCTTCCCATTTTTTATTGTCGGCTTCCCACTCGTCTGGGTGATAGTCTTTAAACCAATTTTCAAAGTAAGTGCCATCTTCTAAATAATGTAATAATGAATCCCCGTTGGTGATATGAAAGTCACTATTAGAATACATATACTCCATAAACTCTTCTTCAAAAAAGATTTGAGGGTCATCTATACCCGCTCTAAATTTTGGTTTCATCTTTAAGCTCCTTCCATAATAATTCTAATTGATTGACTACCACATTTAATCTATTCACAAGCATTTCATCAAACTCATTCTTTGCTCTATCACTTAATTCAACGGCTATATCATTAGATTCAATCATCATTTCTAATACATTTTCTTTCATATTGCTTAATGTTTTATCTTTCATGGCATCATTTCCCTATAATCTCTAACATCTTTTTTTAATTGATCTACTTCATAATCGCCGTTCGCAACTTGAGATATGATCTCAATACAATCATCAAGCGTGAAGTTCCCTGTGCCACCTAACCAAAACACAACGTCTTTCCCTGTAATTATTTTATTCTTCATCGTCTTCGTCCTCGTCTTCATTTTGTTCTAGGAATAATTTGTATTCTTCTTGTAGTTCTTCATCGGTAAAATTGTTGTATCCTTTTCTACCATTCATCAACACATCATAAATAAATCTATCATTATCTTTCATAGACCCATCTTGTATGCTCGTCATATCATCATTTATAAGTTCTTCAATCATTTCTTTTCTAGTCTTCATTTTGCTAACTCCCCTACTGCAACACATACTGCGTTAGCATAAAACTCAAATGAATTATCGCCATCTTCGTTCTCGTCATCGTAGCTTATAATTTCTCTTTGCTCGTTAAACCGATTAGTCCTATGCACTAAAAACCTACCATCTTCCCTTTGATATATCTCAATCTTTGTCATTAATTTTTTATTCATCGTCTTCCCCTTTATCTTCTGTGACCTCTGCTTCGTTCCAATAGGTTTCATAATTATCTGAATCAACTGCTTGATAATCGCTTGATATATAATTACCTTCCATAGCTTTTCTGACTGCTTCATCTTCATCATCAGCTTCAACAATATAAGTATGTTCCTCGAACACTCTAGCTACATTGTCCACTACAACTTTAAACTTTTTCATGTTGTTTCCTTTAATGTTTTTACTGCCTCTTGGTATTCTTGGTTATCTTCTATGTCTCGACCAAGTGCTTCTCTTAAATATGTTAATGCCCAATCTAATGCTTCTGTCTTATTCATAGTCCCTCCGCAATATTTAAGTCCACTCGATCTGATAATTCATTAACTTCTAACAACGGGTGTATGTCATTATTCGCCGTATATAGAAAAACACTTTTATTTATATCAACTTTCTTTAACGCTTCAATCAATTCATATACTTTCATAACCTCAACCTCCGTAATAATTAATTATCAAGTTTAAATTTATATGCAAAGTCATCGCTTGCAGAGTCGTTGTTAGTCATACCATGACCCAAGTCATCGATAATACTTTGTAGTGCATTTCCAAGTGAATCGCCATCATCACAAGTGATAACAATTTCACACTTCCAACCATTACCTTTTACTAAATCTATATTTTCCATAACCTCAACCTCCCTTTATATTGGTGTGATCGTATAAATTACTCTCGTTTTTTATTATTGTCAAATACTTTTTTACTATCCTCACACACTATGAATTTAAGTTCCGACCTGGCCTCACCCTCCCTCGCCGTGTAATATATCAACCCTCACCCTCCCGTGCCGTGTTATATATTGTTTTGATAAAGCCTCACCCTCCCGTGCCGTGTAATATCCTCACCCTCCCATGTCAAAAAAGACGGGGTAAAAAATAGCGTTCGAGTGAAGTCGTGACATGGTTAAACCCGAGTAAATTACTCAAGTATTCAAACCAAGTAAGAAAAGGGAGCTCGGGTTATGAGCTCCCCAAAGTATGACGAAGTTCGTCATTGATTAGTATTGATAAAGAGGTTTATCGAGTGCCTCGTCATTGTCTGCATAAGGGTAGGCATAAGCTCCATTTTCGTTCACGATGTCCTCGAGATATTGCACTTGAGCGATCAAGTCCTCCAAAGCGTAAGCGATCTGTTTGGACGGGGTTTTATCGACCCATTTCATGATCTGTTTGCCTGTCATGTATATGAGTTCATCATAGGAGCTTTCCCCATAGTATCCACCATACCCACCATAAAAAGAATATGACGGACGAGCTTCGGGTTTTCGTTCAACGGGTAGAGCGATCTTGTCCCATTGGATTGAGACGATTCTATTTCGTAGCTCAAGGGCAAAATTGACATCGAGCGTCTCTGACGATGTGTGCTCGGATTGATAGCCGATCGAGATATTTAAACACTCGGGGATTAAATGGACATATTCTGCCGTGTCGGTATAAACCCCCGTATCATCTAAAACAAACCCCATAGAAAAGAGATCGATTAAAGATTGACCGAGTATATCCGAACAACATCGACTTGAGCTTTGATGTGTGATTATGGACGTATTGCCTCGCCTATCGAACGCGATCGCATGAGTGAATGTTTTGAGATATTCTTCGTGATCTGTTGCGACTTGCTTCGACCCCCAACACCCACGCTCTTCGCCTCGATGAAATATATATGTCCCTTCGACATCTGCCTCGATCATTTCTAGCATGAGCCAAACACCCGCCCCGTCATCTGCTCCGAGACAATCCGACTTCTCGTCAACGAAAGCCGTCCCGAATGTATCAATAAAAACTTCTTGAGTGATCTTGTCGGGTTCGGTTCGGTGCATCGTGTCGATGTGTGAGCTCCATAAAATGTTGTTCGGGTGCTTCGGATTGTGATTGTCATAGATATAAGCGATGACCTCGCCCGTCTTACTTGTTAAGGGTTTGCATTTATGTAAATACTTTTTAATGAATACCTTTTCACCTTTTGAATCGTGTCCTCGTCTGTGAGTGAGAATGTCGAGAAGTTTAGATTGTGCCGTGTTCATTGAGTTGAGCTCCTTTCATGAGTTCAATTTCTGTTTGTAATTTTTCCTCGATCTGTTCATCGAGTTCCTCTTGTAGAGCTTCCAAGTCTGCATCGTGACAAGTTGAGCCATCTGATAAATGAGCTACGTCATTTTCGTGTGCGAAGTCATAACCCTCGCTATCTTGATGATCGAGCTCAATAGCATAGTCATAATGAATCGAGCCTCGAGACGTGCTCACCATGTCATCAATATGATAATAATTATCACTCGCTTGGCATTGGTAGATGTCATACTCCGAGATGTATTCTTCATCGTAGTATTC